CCGCCATTGGTCAACGTCTCACCTACAAGGAACTGATCGCATGAGCGACGCAATCCGAGCGATCCTCGACGCCGTGACAGACCGCGTTCTCGCCTATCGCCCAAAGGACAAGGGCGAGTGGGCGAAACGCACCGAGCGGCGGGTGAAGCGCCAGCGCAAGAAGGACGAGAGGAAGGATTAAGATGTTCGGGAGTCATCTATATAATTCCCCAAAAGAGCGCGTCACTTTGGGCGGCGATCAGCGCATTTTAGCTTCTGCCTTATGGGAGGACTTCAACTTCTGGTGCGCAGCACACAAAGCGCCCACCGGGACTCAGGCGGCTTTTGGAGCGCGGTTGCAGGCGATGGGCGTCCATCTTGCCGGTAAAGATCGCCGCGGTCGCAAGCTGCGCCATGGGGCGACGCTTCGCAAGCCAGGGATTGCGGAGCACAAGATGTAGTATGACGGAGGGATGACGGGGACCATGGTTTAGGTCTCCGTCATTTCGGCGCGGCCTCCGTCATCAGAGCCGCTGAAGACCAGAACGGGTGTTCTAAATGCGCAAGTGTCAAGAGAGAACGTTGCATTCAACAACAGGAACGATCAGCTTGGCCGCCCCGCTTCTCTCCGTTCTCTCCGTCATCCCTCCGTCAGGGGAAAAGCTTACGGATTAAGGCTGACAGATACTGACGGAGGGAACGGAGGCTTTATCCCGACTTCCGCATAGGGCGCGCCTGTGCGCGTATGCGTAGGCTGAGCGCTTGGGTATCCGTCATGGGTTTGATCCTACCAGATATTGCTTTGAGAGATAGGCTTTCCTGAAGGGAAAGCCGGATGCTTGGGGATGATTGACCGCGCCTGTGCGAATCGCTCGCCATTGCCGCACGCAACCGCCGCGGCCCGCATTTCAACGCGACAGGCGGGCCGCGGGTCCTTCCGGGGATGCGGCGCGTGTACGGCGCTCAGAGGCGCGGGCGTCTGGCAGTAAGCGCGGCAACCGATGGGACAACGGGCCGCGCCGGTGAAACTGGTGAGGCGAGGGCGATGCAACAGCAATGGGTCACCCTGGGGGAGGCGGCGGCGCTCGAAGCGGCGGCTGGCCGGCCGATTTCCAAGCCCACCGTGTGCCGCTACCTCAAGCGCCACCCCGAAATCCCTGTGCAACGCTCCGCGCGCGGCGACCTGGTGCGCAAGCTGGACTATCGGGCCTTCGCCGCCCACCGGATCGCGAACGATCGCGTGGTCGACGCCCATGGCCAGGTGGCGCCGCCAGCGCTCCCGCCAGAAATCGCCGCCCCGGCATCTGGCGTGGCCCAGGATGCGTTTTTTGCGCCGCCGGCATCCGGACAGCCGCCAGCCCCACAAATCGCGCCCAGCGCGTCCGCAACGCCCGCCGCGCGCAAAACGGAGGCCCAGGCCCAGAAGGTCGAGCTGGAACTGGCCGAGCGCACCGGCCGGCTCGTCTCGCGCCAGGCCGCCTCCCGCGCGGTGCAGGACCTCAGCGCCGCGTTCGCGGCCGCCCTCGACAAGCTGGAGCGCCAGCTAGCCGCCCGCGTGGTGGGCGTGGAGGACGAGCGCCAGGCGCAAATCGTCATCCGCAAGGAGTGCCGCACGGTGCGCCAGGAGCTCGCCGAGCGCATGCGCCTGGCGGGCCGGCTGCAGAGCGCCGAGGCTGTCACGGCGTGACGCCGCTCGAAGCCCCCGAGGCGATCGCGCGCGACGCCGCCTGGCTGCTGACGGTGGCCGCCGAGGCCATTGCGCCGCCGCCGGAGCACAGCTTGAGCCAATGGGCCGAGACCCTGGTGATTCCCGGGGAGGCGGGCACGGCCAGGCCCGGCCGCCTGAGCTGGGAGGGCTACGAGTACCTGCGCGAGCCGCTCGATCGGCTGCACCCGGACGATCCCTGCCGCGCGGTGACAATCAAGGCCAGCGCCCAGCTCGGCAAAACCACGGTGGGCGTGGCGGCCTGCTGCTACTACTCGACCGTGACGCCGCGGCCCTGGGCGGTGGCGCTGCCCAGCCTGGACGAGGTGCACAAATACAACCGCGAGAAGTTTAGCCCGATCGTGGACGCCACGCCCCTGATGCGCCGCACCATCCGGGCCGTTTCCTCGCGCGATGAGCAGGGCTCCACCACCACCTTCAAGCGCTTCAGCGGGGGCAAGGGCTCCTTCATTCCGGCGTCGACGCCCAAGGCGCTGCAGATGGTCTCGGTGGCCATCCTGATCCTGGAGGAGACGCCGAACTACGAGGAGGCGGTCGGCGATCGCGGCGCGCCGATCCCGCAGCTGCGCCGCCGGCAAATGGCCTGGGAAACCGCCGGCGCGAAAGAGCTGCATGTGGCCACCCCCGGCATCGCCGGGCGCTGCCCGGTCTCCACCGATTTCGCGGCCGGGGACCAGCGCCGCCTCTATCACCCATGCCCGCACTGCGGGGACTATCTGCGCCTCGATTGGGCCGACATGCGCGGCCTGAAGGCCCCGGCTGAGGCCCCGCCGGGGACCAAACCGCGCCCGCATTTCCTCTGCCCGCACTGCCAGGAGCGCATCGAGCACCGCCACAAGGCCGACCTGGTGGCGCGCTGTGTCTGGGTCCCCACGTTCCAGAGCCTCGATCCGGGCAACCCGGCCCCGCCGGCGGCCTTCCCGGCCGACGAGCTGGCGCGCTGGCGCGAGCGCCCGACGGAGGGCCGCCAGCCCAGCTATCACGCTTGGCAGGTGGTGAGCCCGATGGCCACCTGGGGCCTGATCGCGGAGGAGTGGGCGCGCTCAGAGGCCGCCGGCGAGGCCGAGCGCATGGCCTTCGCGCAGCAGATCCTGGGCGAGGCGCACGAAATCAAGGCGGGCGGGGTGGAGCTGCCCGACATCGCCGCCAAAGCCCGGCCCATGCCGGCCGGAATCGCGCCCGAGTGGGCGGAAATCCTCACCGCGAGCGTCGACCTCAACGGCGATTTCGCGGCCTGGCGGGTCTACGCCTGGGGGCCGAATTTCGAGCACGCGCCCATCGACGGCGGGCGCATCCTGCGCCGCCCGTCCGACCCGGAGCTCTGGGCCGAGCTCGCCCAGATGGCCGCCCGGCGCTATCCCCACGCCGGCGGCGGCTCGTTGGCGGCCACCTGGGGGGTGGACTCGGGCTATTCGACCGCCACGGTTTACGCGTTTTGCGGCCGCAACGCCCATGTGCGCGCGCTCGACGGCCGCCAGGGCTTCGGCCAGCCGCCGCTGCGCCGCGTCGACAAGCCGGCCAAGATCCGCGGCCCCGATGGCGTGGTGGTCAGCTGCCGGATCTGGGCGGTGGGGACCTGGGATCTCAAGCGCCGGCTGTACGAGTGCCTGGCGGTGACCGCCGAGGGGGCCGACCGCGGCCAAAATCTGCTGCATTTGCCGGACTGGTTCTGCCCGCCGGGCTCGAATGGCGAGCGCGACCTGCGCTTGCTCGAAGAGCTCACCGCCGAACACCTGATCGAGCGGGTGAATCCGAGCACTGGCGAGGTGCGCCCGGAGCGCTGGCAGAAGCTGCGCCGGCGCAACGAGGAGATGGATCTCTGGGTCTATTGCGCGGCGCTGGCCATGGGCTTTGGCGTCGGCTTGCCCAACCGCGAGCCGGATTGGCTGGCGCTGCGGGCGCGCCGCCTGGAAGGCGCGCAGGGCGATCTGCTCAGCCAGCCGCCGACGCCCGCCACGCCTGCCGACCCCGCCGAACAATCCGCGCGCCTGGCCGCCATTTACGCCCGGCTCGCCGCCGAGGAGGACGAGACCCCGTGAGCAGCACCCCCAGCCCCGCCGAAACCCGCCTGGCGGCCCTCACGGCGGCTTATGACAAGCTCATCATGGGCCAGCAGGTGGCCCGCGTGATGACCGAGGGGCGCACGGTGGAATACGCCCAGGCCGATTTGCCGCGCTTGGAGCGCGAGATCGCCGCCGCCCGCGCCGAGGCCGGCGGCGAGGCCCGCCGCCCCGTGCTGTTCAGCTTCTGAGGACGCGCCCAATGACCATGCTCGACCAGGCCGCCGCGGCCTTCACCCGCTTTTCCGCCGACGCCGGGGCGCGCCTCGCGGCGGGCTGGGCCAGCCTCGCCAACAGCGTGGGGCGCAAAGGGGCCTGGCGCGCCGGGTACGACGCCGCCGACTTCCGCGACGCGGCCTTCGAGGGCTGGTCTCCAGGCCTTTCCAGCTCGGACGAGGACACCCGCAACGGCCGCGACCTGGCGGTTAGCCGCTTTCGGGATCTGGAACGCAACAATGGCTGGGCCGCGGCGGGCCTGGAGCGCCAGGCCGATGCGCTGGGCGGGCAGGGGTTGCGCCCGCAGGTGCAGGCCGATGCGGCCGCGCTCGGCTGGACGCCGGAACAGGCCGCCGAATGGAACCGGGCGGTGGAGCGGGAATGGCGGCGCTTTGTTTCCGCGCCGGGCTTTGCGGTGGACGCCCAGCGGCAGCTCTCGTTTGACGAGTTGTTGACGCTCGCCGCCGCTCACGATCTGCGCGACGGCGAGGCGCTGGCCGCTTGCCTCTGGCGCCCGCGCCAGGCCGGTCCGCGCGGCTGGGCCACCAGGTTGGCGGTGATCGACCCCGATCGCCTCTCGACGCCAGACGGACGGACGGACGGACCCAATCTCTGGCGTGGGATCGAGCGGGACCGCGACGGCGCGCCGGTGCGCTACTGGATCAGGGATGCGCACCCGCATCAGCCTTCCAGCCCAGAGGCGGCCCGCCGCTGGACCGCCTACTCACGCACGGACGAGCTGGGCCTGCCGGTGACCCTGCATGCCTTCCGCGCGCGCCGCGGCGGGCAAACCCGCGGCGTCAGCCAGCTCGCCCCGATCGCGCGGGTGCTGCGTCAGCACGGGCGCTTTACCGACGCCGAAATCGACGCGGCGGTGGTGCAGGCGCTGATGGCCATGACCGTGGAAACGGCCGAAACGCCCAGCCAGGTCGCCGACCGTTTGGGCGCTGGCGAGCAGCTCAGTTATGAGGCCGGGCGGGCGGAATATTACCTCAAGCACAAGCCCGTGGTGGCCAACCGCGTGCGCGCCACGGTGCTGAAACCGGGCGACACGCTAAAGCTCAATCACGGCTCGCGGCCGGCGCAGAACTTCAGCACCTTTTCGCAGGTGCTGCTTGGCCAGGTGGCGAGCAATCTGGGCCTGTCGATCGAGACTTTGACCATGGACTGGTCGCGGACCAATTACAGCTCGGCGCGCGCCGCCATGCTGGAGACGCGGCGCTGGCTGAAGGCGCGCCGCCAGCTGCTGATCTCGCGCCTGGTGCAGCCGCTGTTTTACGTCTGGCTGGCTGAGACGGTGGACGCCGGCTATGTCGAGCCGCCGCGGGGGCGCTACTCGTTCGAGGCCGCGCCGGAGCTGTTCGCGCGCGCGATTTGGCTGAGCGGCGGGCCGGGGCATGTCGACCCGGTGAAAGAGGCGGAAGGGGTGCGGCTGCGGCTGGAAGCAGGCGTCTCGACCCTGGCGCAGGAATGCGCCGAGGCCGGCCAGGATTGGGAGGAGGTCGCCGACCAGCTGCAGCGCGAGGTGCAGGCCTTCGCGGCGCGCGGCCTGGTGCACCCGATGGCGCGCCCGCTGGGCGCCTCGCCGGCGGCCGTGACGCCGGAGGAGGAGACCGCGCCCGGGGTGCTGCCCTAAAAGAACTGCAGCGGGGCGCTTGACGCCGTAGTGCGTCTTGCGTGTCTTGGAATCTGACGGATCGCCGGCCTACCGAGCGCCTTTGGCTGGTGCACGGCGAGGGGTGGGCCGAGTATTCCAAGCGCTCGCCGCGGCGTTATCACAAAGTTGCTCTGCTGGCTGGCTTTGAGGACGGCCAGTATTGGGCGCGGCGCGTGCCGTATCGCGTCGGGTCCGTGAGTGAGGCGCTCGACTATGTGCGCCCGGCGGCGGTCAACCGCGCCATGGAGGCCGGGCGTCCGGTGCTCCGCCAGGGCGACATCTGGTTCGTCGCGGCTCGCGTTGAAGACTTTTCGGCGCTGCAGGGCACGCGGCACGATCTCGACGGCCGCACCGTGCGCCACCCGGAGCACGGCGTTCTCGCGCTGCCGTCCGACCAAAAGTGGCGGGCCTACGCGAGCAAAGACACCACGCGGTCGCAGGCTGTGAGCGCCCGTTACGACTGAGGGAGGTTTCCATGGGTTCCGACACCAAAGTTTCCGTTTACCTGGGAGGGCCGCTTCTAGCGGCCCTCGAAGACACGCCTGGTCAATCCCGGTCTGGGCGCACCAACTGGATCGCCGAAGCCTATCGCGCGATTGTCGCGCGCGAGCTTCGCGGCATTGAGTGGACGCGCGCCGAATGGTGCGCGGTCATGGATGCGCTGAACGGCGCGCAGATCGAGGTGTTGTCCGAGGCGTCTTGGTCCATGGCCTGGGCGAACGTGGCGGATTCGCCGGAGCTAGGCCCGAAGTGGGGCGTTGACGTGCCGGGCCTGGCGGCGCGCTATCGGGCTCTGAGTGCGGCTGGCCGCCTGGCTGTTTACGAGGCCGCCGCGCGGTTCTGGTCGCGTGCACGCCTGCCCACCGATGCGGCGCTTGCGGCGGCGGGCGTGCAGCCTGTCGACGCTCCGGCGCGCTGCGACGAGGATGGCGAGGAGCCTTAGCCCCCGTTTGACGCCGCCCCTGCGAATCGCCCCGCCTACACCCTTCCATGCTGCGCCCTTGGGGGCGCAAGCTGGGCGGAGGCGGATCGGATGCGGGCAGGGGTGGCGGATTGGGCGGGCGGCGTCAGTTGGCCCGCGATTGCGGCGCAGGTCCGCCTCGATCAGCCCTTCGCCCTCGATCTTGACCGCGCCGCCCCCTTCGCGCTCGCCCAGCTCGCGGCCGGCCAGGACGAGGCCGAGCGCGAGCAACACCGCGCCCGCGCCCGCGCCCGCATGTTGGCCAGCCTGGAGGTGCGCGACTATCGCCAGGGCTACGCACTGACGCCCGAGGCGGTGGCCGTGATCCCGGTTTATGGCTCGCTCGGCCCTGCCAAATATTGGGCCTGGACCAGCTACGAGCAGATCGAGGGCGCCGCCCGCGCCGCGTTCGCCGATCCTGACGTGGCCTCCGTGCTGCTGCTGATTGATAGTCCCGGCGGCTACGTGGCCGGCTGCGCCGATTGCGCCAGTGCGCTGCGCGCGGCCGCCGACGCCGCGGGCAAGCCGTTCGCCGCGCACGCCGACGAGCTGGCCGCCAGCGCCGCCTACTGGCTGGCTGCCAGCGCGGATCGCATCACCACGCCCGCCACCGGGCTCGCCGGCTCGATCGGCGCGCTGATGGTGCACACGCAATTCGCCGGGCTCCTCGAAAAGTGGGGCGTGGCCTCGAGCGTGGTGCGCAGCGCCCCACGCAAGGCCGAGGCCAATTCGATCGAGCCGCTCTCGGACGTGGCCCGCGCCCAGCTGCAGCACGAGGTCGATCTGGCGGCGGGCCTGTTCGTGGCGCACGTCGCCGCCCGGCGCGGCCTGGAGCCCCAGGCGGTGGAGGCCCTGCAGGCCGCCTGCTTCGCCGCTGACCAGGCGCTCAGCCACGGCCTGATCGACGCCACGGCCAGCACCCGCGAGGCGGTGGCCGCTTTGGTGCAGGCGGCCAAGCCCAAGCCTAAACCGCAATCCCAATCCGCATCCAAAGCGCAGTCCCGGC